GGTGTGACGCGGAGCACCGCGTCTTTACCAACGTTGCCGGATACAGTGATTGTATTAATTGCCATTTATGCCGCCTGTTTTAGTTCTGTGCCACGTGTTTTGAATACATCAACGCACTTCTGCTGATGTTCGGGGAACTTAGCCAGGGCATTCCACGCAGGCTTGTAAATGCCTTTCAGTTCTTCAATGGTTCCGCAGTCTGCGGCCAGCGCGGAAAAGTCGGCCAGGATGTCGTCAGGAGAACGCGCAGCCACTTCGTGTGTTTCTGCATCCGGATCGACTGCTGTCTGTTCTGTCGGAATGCAGAATGCCTGAAATGCAGCGTATTTGTAGGCGATAGACATCGCTTTATTTGTGGCCTTATCGCCGCTATCCATGGCCTCGCCGTAAGTGATAACGGTGTGCTTACTTCCATCTTCGGTGGCTACAAAATCGAACTCAGCTTTAACGACAACGTAAAACAACACGCCGCCTTTTTGTGTTGTACGCTCAGTTACCGTGCGCTCTGTAATTCGTGGCAGAATAACCAGTCCGTGTTTAGCGAGCATTGGAGCCAGTGCGTTATATACCTGGTCGATTCCACGGAAGTTAAATCCTTGCTGGCGGTTTTCCCTGTCCTTACTAATTCCCTGCTCAGCCATATCCCTGGCTACTGCGCTTATTGCCTTGTAAACAATCATGTGAAGTCTCCTGCAAACTCTGCCCATGTAATCGGCGGATTATTTCGTTCCGCTGCCAGATTGATTTGCTGCTCAACTTCTTCCTCAATTTCGGGAGAAATAAGCGCAATAAATTCTTCATCGTTAAATTCATGCAGCATGGGTTTTATTCCAGTCGTCATTCTGAATATCGTGCCAGCCCATCGCTATTTCCCATGCCCACGAATAGGCAGATTTCAGGCCTTCCTGTGTGTCGGGGAATGACGCTTCGTAGAGCTTGTTAAAGTCACGATTACCTTGCTGAACCAGTACGGTTCCGTTAACGGGTAAAATGGTCATGGGCAGGAACTCCGGGTTGAGATAATGTGTCCTTCAGCCGCAGCATTGCGGCGCGGATAAGCTGGCGAACTTTGCGGTGTAATTCAGATTCAGGCGGGTAATAAGCGGACATGACGCCGCTTCCCGCGAGGCTAAGGTGCATCATGGGGTAGGTTCCTTTGGTTGTGTGATTGCATGTGGCTAATGGCTGATTAACCATTACTCAGATGCAGCTAAAAAAATGCCCGACATTAAGCCGGGCAAATAAACATCAAGGGATGATTTCTCCATTAATCAGCACAGGTCTTCGTCTCCTGACTGATTACGAGCGATATTGCTCACTATCGACTCTCTGTGAAAGTCGATAAGGGGCTTATTCGTTTGGCAACTCTGGATATTCCATCCAGTGTGTAATCCCTGCTGATAAATACATTTTTGTGGTTTTCTGGTTGCCATTTTCATCAAGACCGTCAGTAACATCATCGAAATAGTCTTGAATATGAACCATGTCATAGCCACCTTTTGGAAATCCATGGTTATGCCATTCGTGGCCTGTAATCGAGCAAACAAGAACAGATGCATCACGCGATTCTGGTAATCGCTCACTGCATTTAACCCACTCCATATCCCTCACCTCTGTTAACGTTGCTAATAAAAAAGGCCGCTCTGTGCGACCTTATTCGGCGATAATCTTTCCGTGCTTCAGGATGCTGTCTATCATCCAGTCGTAACCGCTGAATCCCTTGCTGCCTTTGATAGCCTGATTCTTGGCTTTCACTCCCTCGACAATCCGCACGCTGACATTTGCACCCCAGCCATCACCAAAGTTGAAATAGTGGTTAGCGCCGTCTTTCACGTTTGGATTCCCCTTCGCAGGAAGCTGTCTGTGCTTCACATACTTATCCATAGCGCCAGACCAGCCGCCATTCCATGAGCCACGGTTAGGCATCGACAGTTCGAAAATTGCATATTGGGTCATTCCATTACCTCGCTGTAATTGGCTAATAAAAAAGGCCGCCTAAGAGTACTATTTAATCTCTTTCCATCCCCAATCTGCGCGCTCAAATGCGACTTCACGCATGACTTCCTGCTGTTCTTCCTCTGACATCTCATCCCATTCATCAGATTCGATGCCGAAGTCGTCCAGATCAGCTTCTGGTTTCATATTTGCTGTGAATATTCGCACCAGAATCTAAAAAAACCTTAAATTTCCTTCCCATGCTTACCTCGCTGTTACGTTATTTGATTTACGATGCCCTGCTGCGTACATCGCTACTTCTGGCAGGCAGCATGACCCTTCATAGCGCTGAACCTGTGAAGTGATGGTCACCACCTCAGCCCGCATTGTTGGCTTGCGCTTGCACTGCAACTCAACACGCGCCGGGGTAGGGCGATGCATCACTTCTGAACTGATAGCGGCTTCACTCTGAAGGTGAGCGCGGCGCTCACGTCTACGAGCTGCCGACGAACCGTTAAATGCTGTTCTGCGTGACATAGATACCTCCTGAGTGAACTTTGGTGATGCGATGCCAGGTGCTTATCTTCTGGCTGTCTCGATGGACTGCAATTCGTCGCATCCCAAAGCACACGCTTTGGTACTAATTGGCTTTGCAGCCACGTAGGTGAATCCATCACCGTTGTAGAAAGAGCGTGTTGTCCTTTTCGTTTTCGCCAGCGTCCTGCTAATGGATATAATTTAAGACAACTTAAATTTTGCGTCAAGCGCGATTTAAAGAAAACTTAAATAATTTTTTCGTAAGCTTAAATGCTCTGGTTGTTCGATGATGTTGTGATAGCTTGTGATGGTCAAAATCTGAGCGAGGATTGGCTATGAATCTGGACGAGGAGCGCGTGAACATGATGGTTACAGCTATGGGGCGGGCAATTATGGAGTTATCGCTCGCCAATCAACCAATAACGAAGGAAGCGGTCGTTGAAAAGCTGGAGCAGTACCGAAAAGAGACGGGTAACGTGATTGGGAAAGGTGTTAACAGGGATGCAGCTGAGATTGTCCGAAAAGGAAGGGCTGCGATTGACTAATGGGCAATAAAAAACCCGGCGCGGTGGCCGGGTGATGTAATTAAGCTGCCAACTTAGGTAACCAGACGTTTCGTCTTTCAAAAGGGAGAACTTGGCTCACGTCATTGAAAAGTAATATTAATTGCTGCATTTGTGAGCCGATTGACTCATCATCTACCACAACGTAACGGTTGTTAATGCTGTTGTTGGCCTGATAAAGATCCATCAGTTTCCCAAGAAGTGAGTATGCACCATTCCATGATCCTCCCTCCTTTACACTCGAAGTGAATATGTATTTTGGGATATTGGACTTGATGGTTACGGGTATAACAATATTATGCCCGCTCATGCCGCTAACCTCTTCCCTTAAAGCCATTAAATTAGAAACTGAACTTTTAGAAATGAAATCAACAACTTCAGCTTCAAACTTTTTAGCTTGAGTTGATGAATACCAATCAAGTGAAAGTGCAGATGCAAGAATACCCGCACGAATAACATCAGACGTAGCTTTACCTAAGTCGCTTTCATGCTGTACCCATTTGGTAATTTCACCTCTTTCATTCAGTTCAGCGCCTTCTTTGGCCAGTGCGTGTTTGATTATTTCAATCCGATTCTGATTAAGAGCAATTCCACGCGATTCGATGTTCATCAAAGCATCGCAACGATCTGAAATCTTAAAACCACCATTGATGTGCTGCACGAAAGCGCCAACGTGCTCCCCATCATCACAATAGGGAAATGGACTGATTATTCGCAAGGACTCTTCGCCTATTGGAAGGCATTCAAATCCGAGCCTGGAAATTACAGTTGAGCACATCATAGTAGTAACATTTGTCCCGAGTTTTCTTGGGTTGGCAAAGGGATATCCCCATTGCAAGTAACATTTAGTTTAGAGCAGAAGAAGCGCCAGTGCCCCAGAAAGTCGTCAGGAGCTATCTTCTCCCGTATTAATAAACCTATTTCATACGGCAATGCTGATTCAAAGTAAAGGTGGTAGTGTGGCCCAAGAATGCTTTCAGCATAGTCAGGATGTGAGACGGCAACCCGATTTGTATGCCTGTCATTAGGGTATGAATCCACACCAAATATCCTACGACCAAAATAAAGCGCGACCATCTGAATTTTTGGATAGTCACCGTACTCGTCTGCCGGCCTCCACTGCAAAACAAACTTCAGTCCTGGCAATGGCGATCCAGACTCAAGCGGGGATAAAGCCGCTTGTAACCACATAGGGGACCTGCTTGGTGGCGGCTTCTTGCCCCACCTGAGACCACTGACGTCAACCGTCTTGTCGCAATAAAGAATTTGGTCAACATCCACCTGTAACAGTGGGCTTTCGTTTTTCTTTGCCACTAGATACCCGTCCGCCCATCCATTTCAAACAATTAGTTAATGATAAGTAAGGGTGAAAATTTTTAATTAACCAATAGCTTCGCTTTCACCCCATTAGATCATCCGCAGCTTTGCTTATATAGCCTTACCTACTCAAAGATATCCTCAGGCCACTAAACCAGCCGCATCTTCGTCTCTACAGCCACGCCTATGATCCGGCAGTTGCCGTTGATGTGTACCATGGGCCAGCTAGGGTTCAAACCTTTCAGATAACGAACGCCGCCATCGATTACTAATTTTTTGAATGTCGCTTCGTTTGAATCAGAAAGCTTAGCGATGACCAGGCTTCCGTTCACTGGTTCGCGCCCAGTATCGAAAAGAACAAACGTACCTTCAGGAACGCTCAGGCCTGCGGGTGCTGTCATGGAGTCACCGTCGACCTGTAACCAGAAAGCTTCACCCTGAATATGAGCGTCAGACTCAAGCCACAGGTCTATATCTCTTAGCGTGTAAGGCTCGCAAGCTTCACACCATGCTCCAGCCTGTACGTTACTGAGTACCGGGTATCTAATCCCGCGAACATATGGCCCAGCAAAAACTACATTGGAACCAGCCTGTTCACCATGCAATAAAAAGCCAGGCGTGCATTGCAATGCCTTTGCCAGTGACAAAAGATTATCCCCTCTAGGCTCAGTCTCGCCTCGTTCCCACTGTGAAATTGCCACATTAGAAACGCCGACCATCTTGCCTAAAGTCGCCTGATTAATTTTTAGCTCTTTGCGTCGCGCTTGAATACGATCGCCCATCGTGAATTTTTCCATAGTTAAGACATCTTAAATCTACTTGACTTAAGTTTCCTTTAAGCGATAATTTAAGTGTTCTTTATTTTCGGAGCGAGTCCATGTTTAAAAAAGATGTTATTGACCACTTCGGAACCCAGCGAGCGGTAGCAAAAGCTTTAGGAATTAGCGATGCCGCCGTTTCTCAATGGAAAGAAATCATCCCTGAGAAAGACGCCTACCGACTAGAAGTCGTTACTGCTGGTGCCCTGAAGTATCAAGAAGCTGCTTACCGCGCAGCCGCTTAATTACCACGCTCTTTTCACAACGGACATGACGTCCTACGTCGCTGCAAAGCGAATCCAAAATCAGTAAACAACTATGCGTCACCCGTTATGGGTGTGCGCTCATTAACTATTCACTATGGAAATACTACGAAATGGAACACGCAAACAAACGCAATGAGGCGCTCCGCATTGAGAGCGCATTGCTCAACAAAATCGCATTACTCGGCACAGAGAAAACAGCCGCAGCTGTAGGTGTGGATAAAGCGCAGATTAGCCGGTGGAAACGAGACTGGATACCCAAGTTTTCGATGCTTCTCGCCGTTCTGGAGTGGGGTGTTGTCGATGACGAAATGGCACATCTTGCCCGTCAGGTTGCATCAATCCTTACCAAAGAAAAAGCCCCAAACGCGCCAACGTTTGAGGCCTGATAACACTGTGTTACGCCAACACAATATCTATAACTGGAGAATATCATGATTTTGACAGTAAGCAAAAACGCACTGCTGAGTGCAATGATTTTTCAGGCTAAAGGCGACGTTCGTTATTACCTGAACGGCATCTGTTTCGCTCCGGACAAAAAACTCTACTCAACTGACGGCCACCGCGCCTTTATCGGTGAGCACACAACTGAAGGGCTGGACGATCATATCATCGTCACTATCAGCGGACCGAAGGTGACTAAGTTTGAAACCGCCTCAATCGACACTAATACCGGCATCGTCACATACCTGGATGCGAATGGTGCATCCGTTTCGGCTGGTATTTGCAAGGTAGTCGATGGTCGTTTTCCAGACGTTCAGCGCATCATTCGTGGGTACAAAAACAAAGCCACTGATGAGATCGGCTTCAATGCCAGCTACCTGGCTGATATCGAAAAGGCTGCGAAACTTTATAACCCGAAATTTTGCGGCATAAAAATCAAGCCCAATGGAAATACCGAGGCATCGCTGATTGAGTTTAATAGCGCCTACGGTAATGCGCAGTTAATCATCATGCCAATGCGCCTGTAGGAGCTGACAATGAGCAAGCCACTCAGTCCTGACCAGGACAAATTACACAAAAACATTATTCGTGATCGCTACCTGTCCGGTTTCAAGCAGCCTGGTCGATTCCGGGCTGAGTGGGAAAGGGTTAAGCAATTATTCAGAGGTAAAGGTCATGAGTAATCTGGCAACAGTAACACACCTGAGGCCCAAAGAGCGGCCTGTGGAGCAACGCGTGGCTGATCTCGAAGATGGGTATACCCGTCTTGCTAACGCGCTGTACGACGAGCTTATAGGTGCTGATTTGACGAAGAACCAGAGCAAGGTTGCTCACGCCATTTGCAGGAAAACATACGGATTCGGCAAGAAAATGGATCGCATTTCCGATAGCCAGATATCAGCCCTGACAAGACTCCCTCGGCAGAAGGTTAACAAGGCTAAAAACGAGCTTATCGCTATGAATGTTCTTAAGAAAGAAGGGATGCAGATTGGCCCGAACAAGAACATCTCAGAGTGGAAAATCGAAGGGTGTCACTATTCTGGTGATAATGTCACTGCATTGGTGACAAAAGATGTCACCAAAACGGTGACTACCCTGTCACCAAAACAGAGTCACACAAAAGAAACTATTCAAAAGAAAGAAAGAAAAGAAAACACACAGTCATCTTGCGATGACCGCGAGCCGGTTAAACCTGAAAAGCGAAAAGCCGTCCGCATCAATTACGACGAGTACCTGGCAGCGTTCAATGAGATTGTTGGGGATCGTCTTCCTCACGCTGTTGAAGCCAATGCCGAACGCCAGCGCAAACTGAAAAAGCTGATTGACTCTCTCGCGACCAAAAACATCGAAGGTTACCGGGCATACGTCAAAGCCTTCATGAACGCTGCAAGACCTTTCCACTTCGGAGATAACGATCGCGGCTGGGTGGCTACATTCGACTATCTGCTACAGCCAAAAGTTTTAACCGCAATTCGTGAGGGAACACTATGAGACAGGATATCGAAGCCAGCGTTATCGGCGGTCTGTTACTGGGTGGGTTAACTCCATCTGCCAATGATGTTTTGGGTATGCTGGAGCCAGAAGCATTCGCAATCCCTCTCTACCGGAAAGTGTTTGAGGTAATCCGCAAGCACGCCAGAACCAGAAACATGATCGACGGACTGATGGTCGCTGAGGAATGCGGAGATGAGTATTTTGCTGATGTCATGGAGACTGCGAAAAACTGTCCAAGCACTGCGAACCTGAAGGGTTATGCCGGTATGGTTGCGGATATGTATGAGCGACGCATGGTACTCAATCTTATCGATGAGGCCCGTAACATTCTCACTAACGGCTCGCTGGATGCATCGGCGTCGGCAATGGATAACTTGAGCAGGCAACTTTCCCAGATACGTAAACCGAGGGGAGAAGTAAAGCCGGTTCTTCTCAGGGATGTGCTGGAAGAGTACACGGAAATACTTGATAAACGCCTGCGTAACGGAGTTGAGTCAGATACGCTAAAAACGGGTATCGCTGATCTAGATGCTATCACTGGCGGAATGAACCCTGAGGATTTAGTGATTATCGCTGCCCGTCCCGGGTGTGGGAAAACAGAAATCGCACTTAAAATTGCGGAAGGTGTTGCTTCAAAGGAAATACCGGGAACCAAAAGAAAGCGGGGAGTCCTGATATTCACAATGGAAATGAGTAAGACACAAATTGCAGAACGCAGCATCGCAGGAAGTGGAAATCTATCAGTTAACGTTCTTCGAAATCCAGCCAGGCTTGATGATGAAGGTTGGGCCCGGATAGCGAATGGTATATGCGCACTAAAAGAACTTGATGTATGGCTGGTTGATGCGTCAAAGCTGGACGTCGAGCAAATTCGGTCAATTGCTGAACGTCATAAACAAGAGCACGCTGACCTTTCATTAATCATGGTTGACTATTTAGGCTTAATAGACAAGCCAAAAACGGAGCGTAACGACCTGGCAATAGCGCACATTTCAGGAAGCCTGAAGGCGATAGCTAAAGACCTGAAAACAACGGTTATCTCTCTTAGTCAGCTTTCCAGGAAGGTGGAAGACCGCCCTAACAAAAGGCCAAACAACTCCGACCTGAGAGATTCTGGAAGCATTGAGCAGGATGCCGACTCGATCATAATGCTGTATCGCGAGGCTGTGTATGATGAAAATTCCCCCGCAGCGCCATTTGCAGAAATTATCGTCACGAAAAACAGGTTTGGATCACTTGGAACTGTTTACCAGAGATTCATTAACGGACACTTTTATGATTGCGACCAGAACGAGGCAAAAATCGCTTCAACCAGAGCACCTGAACAGGGCAAAAGGTACGCAAGAGGAGCCATCGTATGACAGTTGGTAAGTTTGATACTGAAGAGTACATGAGAAAACAAGAGGAATTATCACGTTTAGTAACAGTTGATGATACTCATATCGTTTTTCATATCCCCGGAAATCATGTCGACGCAGAGTATGACATAGCTCTAAGTGCCTGCACTAATGCTGAGCAAATCATCGGCTGGATAATGCATTTAACTGAAAAACAATGGGTTGATAAGCAAATTTTGCGAAGGTTCATCAAAATTGCAACTCATCATGCAGGGGTAAAGGTAGAAATCTGATCTTTGCGGGGGGAAATGATAATTATTTAACAGGGCCACTTACACAGTGGCCTTTTTATTTGATGAAATCATTCAGCGGTATGTTCGCTTTTACGAGAAGCGACCATAGCCGGCAAGGAGAAAGCATAAATGAGGAATACTTCTGTAAATCCTATCATCTCTTCCGCCTCTTCTTTTGTGAATTCCTCATCAGAATGAACGGCACCATTTGAGTCTATACGGACTATATGAGCCCAATCCTTCATTTGTTCAGTTATAAGGCCTTTCCCGTGAAGCAAAGAGATACGTTTTACTAATTTTTCATTTTTCGATTCATCACCAAGGAGATTTTTTGTTGCTATATCGATTGTTTTTCGGCAAATCATTACCGCTGTATCGTATCTTCCTCGCTGCAAATTATCTTTCGATTCAATGAAGGCATCAGCAGCTCTTTTGGGAGTGCTCTCTGGAGCTGTATGAACTGAAGGCTCTGGGTACACGTTAAGCAATGTGTATCCAGGATCATTTGGGATGACTATATTTAAACCTGATGATCTTTGAGTTTCATAAAATGGACCGTTTCTACTGGTATGGACTACAGCAATTCCAGCATGAGAGCAAGAGCGGCAGAAAAATCCAATATCAAATATATTTGTTTCATATCTCTGATGTTCACTAAAACCTTCCAGTACAGCATTTTCCCTTAAACAGTGAGGGCAACTAATGTTAAACGATAATAATCCCATGAATTTAATCCACTCTTCTGAAGAGATATCTAGAATTGTTCATTACAGCGACAGGCCTGAGTTTACGCTCATGCAGCGCTACGAAACAGCAGACCAAGATCAAAAAACGAACATTGTTTTGGCGATGATAGGTCTTCTAATCGAAAACGACAGGAGGATTGGTGAAGCAAACATACCTGCTTCGAAACGAAGCAATCAGAAATAACGCCATAGACACCATTCTTTCATTACCACTCGACGATAAGTCACCTCACGAAATCCACGTTAAAGAGCCCAAGCGCACCAAAGCGCAGAACGACCGTCTCTGGCCGATGCTTCAGGACGTCTCGCGTCAGGTTCTCTGGCATGGACAGCGATTAGCGCCTGAAGACTGGAAAGACATATTCACCGCGCTATGGCTGAAGACGAAAAAGCTTGAGCAACGAAGCGTACCCGGCATTGACGGCGGCGTGGTGCTGCTCGGCGTTCGTACCAGCAAGATGCGCAAGGCCAGCATGACGGAGCTAATCGAAATCATGTTCTGGTTCGGCGCTGAGCGAAAAGTCAGGTGGAGTGATGATTCTCGCCGGGAATACGAATGGGCCCAACGAACAGGAAAAGCAGCATGACAGACAAATCAAATACACCGCCTGAGGATAAAGACAGATGGCGCACCCCGCCTGAAATATTTCACGCACTGAATGCTGAGTTCTGCTTTGTGATGGATGCCGCCGCGTCAAAAGAAAACGCGCTGTGCAGAAGTTACATCACGGAAATGCAGGACACGCTGGCAACAGACTGGAACGCGGTAATGCCGGATATCCCCGGATATGCCTGGCTTAACCCGCCGTACAGCAAGCCGATGCCATTCGTGAAAAAGGCTGCTCAGGAGAATGCAGATAACTGGACCGGTGTTGTGATGCTACTCAACGCCGATTGTTCGGTTGGCTGGTTTCTCGAGGCGATTAAGACGGCGCACGAGGTAAGGTTTATTACTGGCGGTCGGTTGGCATTCCTGAGCGCATCAACTGGCAAACCGGTGTCAGGGAATAACAAAGGCCAAATGCTGGTTATCTGGCATCCATACCCACGCGCTGGCGATTGCCGAATGACAACTGTTGATCGCGATACGCTGATGGAATACGGCAGAAGAAGAATGAGGCCAGCAACGCTTAAGGTTGTCGCATGACACGACGACGAAGCGTTACCCAAATAGCGATAGACAATATGATTTTCCGCGTCATAACCCGCGCTAAACGCAAGCCAGAACCAAACCCATCCGACATTAAATCATTCCCGTATACCGCTCATCTTACCCAGGTGAAATGGGACCGTATGCGTGCGAGGAAAAGACATGACTGACTACAGCAAGCTAAGTGATTTCGAAATTAACTGCGAGGTATTGGCGGTATTCAGCCCCGACATTAAACACATGAGCCTCAGTGGGGATAATTCATGCTTTTACGATTGCGGCCCGACAGGGGATGGATGGAATCAAATAGACATCCCTGACTACTGCAACAATCCCGCAGACGCGTGGCCGATTATTGTCAGTAAGAAAATCTGCATAGCATTCGATGTGTTCGCTGAACCTGATGACGGAGGTGGATGGGTAGCATCTCCAGCATATTACATAGAGGGCGAACGCATCCGGCATGACAACCCACTCCGCGCAGCGATGATTGTTTTTCTCATGATGCAGGACTCCAGCCATGCTAACTCCTGAATCCTCCCACCAGTACGAACAGCAATCCATTACACGCGCTGGTTACTGCTGTAGCTGCACTAACCCATTAGCTGAAGATGAAACCTACTGTTGCGAATCCTGTGCTCTGGAGAGCGTGGTATATCGCGACCCCAATCTACACATGACGGACGAAGAAGATGGCTAAACCTGGCACACCTAACAAGCCCTACACGAAGCGCGAGACGGAATATATCAGGCGCGTCGCCGGAAAGGTGCCGGTCGCTCTGATAGCTGAAACCCTGAATCGCACCCCATCAGCAATAAAACAATGGGCAAGCGCTAACGGTGTGCATCTTCGCGTACCTCATAAAATCATGGTTAAGCACTGGAGGGAATATGTCTCGCAGCATCAGACGGCGATGTAAAAACGAAGAATGCCGGGAGTGGTTCCACCCCAAATTTGCGAATGTATGGTGGTGCTCACCGGAATGCGGAACAAAACTGGCACTGGCAAAGCGGAGCAGAGAGCGAGAGAAAGAGGAAAAGGCAGCAGACAAAAAACGACGACGAGAAGAACAGCAGCAGAAAGACAAACTCAAAGTAAGACGCCTCGCATTAAAACCCCGTAGTTACTGGATTAAGCAAGCCCAGCAAGCAGTAAACGCCTTCATCAGAGAAAGAGACCGCGACTTGCCATGCATCTCGTGCGGAACGCTCACGTCTGCTCAGTTCGACGCTGGTCACTACCGTACCACTGCGGCAGCGCCACAACTGCGGTTCGATGAACGCAACATCCATAAACAATGCGTCGTATGCAATCAGCACAAGAGCGGAAATCTGGTGCCGTATCGGGTTGAGTTAATCAGGCGGATAGGTATCGAGCAGGTGGAGGACATTGAATCCAACCATAACCGAAATCGCTGGACTATCGATGAGTGCAAGGCAATCAAGGCGGAGTATCAGCAGAAGCTTAAAGACCTGCGTAACAGTCGGGAGGGAGCGGCATGAATTGACCTGCTCCCCGTTGATTAATACACCGCGATGTTAGTAATGTCTTCATAAGCCACATGAGGACATCCCCATGA